CAAGAAGATGTAGATAAGCAAGAGTTTATTTGGAGTGATGACTCAATTAATTTTCTATGGGAGATTCCTATCCTAAATGACCCTTTCGGCGCAGTAGCTTATCAAAGACTATTCAATACTTGTATTGCTAATATTTTAGCTAAGCCTGAATATCTTAATTGCCCTATCCATATGGATGGTGATGATATTATGGTACAGAAAGAGTTTACTCAAGGCGGTGTTACTCAGCAAGAAGGTAAGGTTAGTGTTAGTATTACATATGTTAAAGATGGTGTTGCTCTTGGTCATACCGGTCTTAATGTTGTAGCTGGTAAAAAAGCTCCTGCATTTGCATTTAGTACTAATTTTACTGACGAGCAAGTGAATAATTTCTGCAGTGAAGTTAATAAAGCATTTTACGAACTTAATGATGATATGTTTGTAGCAACAAGCAAAGTAATTATTAAGTAATTTTATGGAAAATTTAGAAGAAGAATATTCAGTTAAACAAAATCTTTACAATTTATTATATGGTTTCAAAAAATATGCAGTTGATCCCGATATTAAAAAAATACCACAAGCATATACTGATGCTTATGTACAAATAGTTAATTATTACGAAAAAAAATATGATCAAAAAATAGAACTTTCGAATGTTTAATAAGTAATTATATGGCTGATAAAGAAAACAAATACCCAGAAAATGTTGATGGTGAATATTACGTAGACGATCAATGTATTGATTGTGATCTTTGTAGAGAAACTGCACCAAGTAATTTTACAAGACAAGTAGATGAAGGGTATTCGTACGTTTATAAGCAACCAGATAATGATGTAGAAAAAGTTGAATGTGAAGAGGCAATGGAAGGTTGCCCAGTAGAGGCTATAGGAAATGATTGAAATATTAAATTGTTCTGAATCTGATTGTCCTAAAGATTTTAATGAATTGGCAGTTTCAGGAGAAACGTATATAAGAACTTGTATGACTTGTTGGAAAAGAGTTGTATTAGCATTGGATAAAAATCATGCTGATTCATATTTAGAGACAGGAGATAAAGTTGCTTTAGAAACTGTTGATAATATATCTTAATTTATGCTTAATATATTTCAAATCTTAAATGATATAATTGTTACTAAAAAAGGTAACCTTTTGGATAACGTTGAGGATGAAGATCAATTTATACCGTTTATTGTATGTAGATGGTTGAGTATGTACTCCCCAGAATATGCTCAAATTATTAATGAAACTACTAACAAACATTACAATATATTTGATACTAAGAAAGAATGGTATGAATATTTGATTAGAGTATTACCTAAAGGCTCCCCAGGACGTATTCATTATATTAAAAAAGAGAAAAGAAAAGAATTGAATAACTTCGACGAAATAGTGAAGTTTCTTGCTAAACGTTTTGAAATATCTCGTCGTGAGGTTGAACAATATTTAGATTCAGGAAAAATAGATATATCTAAAATAAAATCAGCATTGAAATAATATAAATAGTTAATAAGTCTTTACATGTCTCAGGCAGAAAAAAGTATTGACTTGTTAGCTCCTAAAAAGAGTCTTATTGACTTATCAGACCCCACTCAAGGATTCGATTCTACTTTGATGGGGTATTCCCTTACTACTTTAATGGAAGATGTTATACTAGTTCGTTATGTTGACTCTAACGATGACGGTACAGCTATTTTACGTAATGGTATTATGATTCCAATTAATGCAGATACAAAAGCATGGCGCATTGGTGAAGTATTGCTAAAAGGTACTAAATGCGAATACGTCAACGTTGGTAATCATGTTATGTTTCCAAATAATCTAGGGATTCCTATTAATAATATTGATGTTGATGGAATTGGTAATGTTAAAAAAGGTTTATTTTTAAATGAAGCTCGTATTTTTGGTATTGTAAATCCAAATGAGAGTAAGTAGACAACAATTAATAACCATACTTAAAGACAATGTTTGTGAGGTAAAATTTGCTCGTCGTGTTTTTAAGTCTGGTGCACCGCCTACAAGACGTATGTTGTGCACTAATTGTTTTGTTCTTTTGAATAGTGAAAATGGTAGGTTAACCTTAAACTATAGACCTACCACTCGTTTACAAGATTATGACCCGGCTATAAAAAATTTAATAATTACTTGGGATATATTCATGCAAAATTATAGACAAATTAATTGTACTAATGGAGTAGAATTAATTAGAACTATTCCTGCTAATGAAGAATTTTGGAATTATTATACTGCTAACCTACAAACTTTAACACCACAAGAAAAACTAAATTTTCAAAATACATGATTGTTAAAGTTATAGAAGAAATTGAAAATAATTTTAAGGGATTTCTCCTTAATAATGTTAATTTTGTAATTAACGAAAAAATTATTAAAAAAGGTAAACTTATAAATTTATCAGTAAAGGATTTTTTTATAATATTTCAATTAGAAATACCTAAAGGAGGTATAAAGTCGTTTGAAATACCATACCCTTTTGGAATTAAAAATAAAAAAACTTTTGTTAATTTTGATTATAGGCTCAGCACGTTAACTCAAAGTGATACATACAAGTTTGTAAAAGCAAGAAATTTTAAACCAAAAAAGAACTCTAAATTTTATGACGTTCAAATGATAATGAAAAAAGTATGAATATTTATTTTAGTGTATTTACAGGAGTGATATACGAATTAGAAGACGAGTTTACTGATAATTTAGATTGTGGTCAACTTCAAGTTACTAATCACCCCAAAAGTAATTGTAAGAAATGCTATGGTAGAGGATATACTCACAAAAATACAAAAACTGATCATTATTCATTATGTAATTGTACAATGAAGGAAGCAACTCCTACTATGCTTAAAATTATGTCAGAACATCAAGTTGAAGATGCTACTCTCCATACTAAAAAATCAGACTTTGATTCTATAGTAAATGACATATACTCATAATATATGTTTAGTAAATATCTGAGTAAATTTCCTTATGGATATAATCCATCAGAAGCTCAAGTTAAACTTATTAAAGACATTGAAAAAGCTTTCAATGACGGGTATAGGTTTGTTATTGCATCTGCTCCTACCGGTACTGGTAAGAGTTTTGTACCTAGAACTTTAGGTAATGTTAGTGCAAGACCAACTAAAGAGTTTAGATCGCTTATTGAGTCATATGATGCATATGCTCAAGATTTTGCAGGTAATTATACTAATGAAGCAGAATGCTTAGCCGAACCCTCATTTGGAACATTTGCATTAACTATTACTAAACAGCTTCAAGATCAATATAAGAAGTTATTTGATGATATTGATACTTTGAAAGGTAAGCAGAATTACCTTTGTGATGTAGATGATTCATTTGATGTAGATACTGCACCTTGCACATATACTAAAAATCTTAAAAACCAATGTTGGGCTAAAGGTTGTTGTAATTATTATACAAATCGTAATCATGCATTAACTAGCCAGTTTTCAGTTCTTAACTATAAAATGTTTTTAAGTTTACCTGGTCATATTAAACGTAAAAATTTTCTCGTATGTGATGAAGCGTCTGAATTGGAAGAAGAGCTGGTAAGACGATTTAGTGCACATATTGACTATACGCGTCTTAATCTTAATAACGTTGAACATTCAGTTCTTAAATCAGATAAGTATGATGTTCAATATAGGTGGTTAACCAATCTTATATTCAATATATCAGAGACTATTGAATCCCTTACGGGTAAAAATAACAATAAGATTATAACAATATCACAACCAGAAGCAGCTAGACTTAAGTATCTACGTAATCTACATGGTAATCTTACAACAGTAGAACAAACTTGGCATAAATGTGAATATATTGTTGACTTTACTAAAAATGGTGTTAGTTTTACACCGTTAAAGGTAAATAATCTTGCAAATAGTTTATTTGATTATGGTGATAATATATTACTAATGTCAGCTACTATTACTGACCATGTTTCATATGCTAAGACATTAGGTATAAAACGATACAAATATATAGAATCTCCTTCTGCATTTGATCCGGGTAAGTCTCCTATCTATATGATGAAAGAACCTGAGTTAAATTATAAAAACTTAGAGCAAAACTTACCTAAGATTGCCAGATATTGTCAAGCATTAAGTGATAATCATCCAGATGAAAAAGGCATTATACATACTCATTCGTTAGAAATATGTAGGTATCTTCAACAAAAATTAAAAGGTGATAGATTTCTCTTTAGAGATATTGAATCTAATAATGAAAAACTGTTAACTGATCATTATGCTTCAGATAAACCTACAGTATTAGTATCACCTTCTCTTTCTTTTGGTACTGATTTGAACGGTGATAAAGGTAGATTTCAAATTATAGTTAAGACCCCATACCCGCCTCTTGGTAATAAACGTATTAAGAAGATGGCTAATTTAGACCCCGAATGGTATCAACAGAAGACGTTAAGTGCATTTATACAAACTACCGGTAGATGTACGAGATCTAAAGCTGATTACTCGGTAACATATGTAATTGATGGTAAAGCACGCAAATTATTGTTAAAGAACAAGGATAAACTACCAGAACATTTTATTGAGCGGTTGAAATGAATAAATATTTTCAATGCGTTGGAAGTCGACATACTTTGAAATACAAGATCTTATCATACAATTTGCTAATGCTTTCGATAGTATAGTCATAGGTAGATATAATAAAAATAGAGAACAAAAAGATAGAATTTTTGTTAGATATTTATATGCTCCGAAACAACGTGTTTTATATGATATAGTAAACAAAGCTAAAACCATTACTTTACCTGTTGTAGCTATAAATGTTGCTAGCATTTCTAGAGATAATGAAAGAGTCTTTAATAAATTACCCGATGTTAATAGTTTTTACTTTGGTAATGATAATGTTAGTAACAAATATAATGCACCTACGCCGGTTAATATAGATATTAGTTTTTCTATTATTACTAGATATCAATTAGATATGGATCAAATCTTATCTAATTTTATTCCTTACAATAACCCTTATATTATTATAAGCTGGCCTGTACCAGCTGGATTGACAAATTTATCTGAAAAGCAAGAGATCAGAAGTGAAGTACTTTGGAGCGGTAACATTGATATGTCATACCCTATTGAATTAAATGCTTCAGATAAAGCTAGAGTAACAGCAGATACTACATTTACTATTAAGGGATGGATATTTCCTGCAGCTGAAAACGATGTTAGTAACATTTATCGAGTTGATTCTAACTTCTACGCTGTCAGTGGAACAGAAAATACAGGAACGGTACTGACATTAGATAATTACCCGACATTAAGAAGTCAATTATCTGGTCTTTCAGCAATAACCGAAACCGTAACAGTTTCTGCTTCAGAGCAAGAAATTGAATCATTTATATTATCAGAATAATGAAGAGATTTGGACAAAAACTTTTAGTTAAACAAGATCAAATAAACAAATTAATTTTCAGTGAAAATGAAAAATCTTTTGTTTTTAAAATTCCTTTTACAAGAGGTGGAGTTGGTGACTCTTTAGGGCAAGCATCAACGTATCAAGTTTATCTAAGTAGTTCGAACCCATCTTCATTTATCCCCGATTCTCTCTCAACAGTTAATCTTAGTAGTGTTACATATTATTCAAATATACCATCATTATCGGCTACATACCCTGCATTTAGTGCATATAACGCACTAGATTTAGGGTGTAAAGTTTTCTTTGATTATGAATCAAAAAGTGTTCAAGTTGGTTTAGGTGCTTTATCTGGCTTAGCAACAGGTGAATTTAAATTTATTATAACTAGCCCCGGGGGTTATAATTTATTTCCTAAAGCAAGTATAAACGACCCATTTTATATACAATCTATTAATGTATCGCGAACTCCAGAACGTACCCCTTCAAGTACACCTAATAGTACGGCAACTCCTACTTTAACCCCCACTAATACAAAAACTAAAACTAAAACACCTACAAGCACACCAACGCCTACTAAAACAGTTACTAGCACCACTACTGCTACTCCAACTGTTGGAGTTAGTGCAACTTCTACCGTAACTCAAACTATTACCCCTACTTCAACAAATACCCAAAC